GCAAGATCTAATGGTTATGCTTTAGCTAGTCATATTAAAGAATGGATTAAAGAAGATAAAATGCAACTTTGGTTTCTTTGGGATTCCGAAGATGACATTCAAGATAGAATGTATGGAGTTGTAGTTACTGAAATTATTCAAAGACCTTTGCAAAAATGTCTAAATATAAGAATAATGACAGGTAAACATAAAGATAAATGGCAACATCTAATTAAAAAAATTGAAGATTTTGCTTGGAAAAACGATTGTGATTCTATGGAATTAGTTGCTAGACCTGGTTGGGAGAAAGTTTTACGAAGGTTTGGCTATTCTAAAAGCCATGTATTATTAGAAAAACATAATAAGGAGAAAAAATAAATATGTCATTCGGTGGTGGAAGTAATGATGGTGGAACTACAAATACTGCTATACAACCATATACAGCAGCTGAACCTCAATTAGGTCAGATTTTATCTGAAGCTGGAACTATATATGGTCAAGGCCCTCAGTATGTAGCACCAACACAACAACAATTAGAAGGACTAGCTGCACAAGAAAATATAGCTGGACTTGCTAATCAACAAATAGCTGCAACAATACAAGGACAATATTCAAATCCTTTTTTATCTCCATTAATAGCTGATGCTGCATCTAGTGCATATACTGGAGTAGCTGAACAATTTTCTGGTGCTGGAAGAACTCCAGGATCACCTATGTCTCAACAACAAGTTGTTAGTCAATTAGGAAAACAAGCTTTACCTTTAGCATTCCAAGCTGCTGAAAATGAAAGAAATAGACAATTACAAACAGCAAGAGCTGTACCTAGCTTAACTGCTGTTGGAGAAGAATTAAGAAGTTTAGAGCAAGAAAGACTTGCTGCACCTTATGAATCACTAGCAAGATATTCAAATATTGTAACACCTATTGCTTCTGGATTCCCAACTACATCAGCACAAACAAGTGTACAAAAAGATCCATTTGGAAGTGCAGCTGGTGGAGCTTTAGCAGGTGCACAATTAGGAAGTATGACTGGTATCGGTGGAGGCATGGGTGCTTTAATCGGTGGTGGATTCGGATTATTAGGAGGACTATTATAATGAAACATAAAGAACATTTTAAACATTACGTTAAAGAACACAAAGTAGCTTTAGGTTTAGCTGCTATTGTTATCATTGCATTAATTATTTTATAAAGGATTTAAATGTTATTAGGTAAAGACTTCGTTATGCAAGGTGGTGTAAGAAACTATCTTGGAAAAACTAAAGAAGTTACTGCACCTAGATATTGGAAATCATCTAAAGATTCTCCAAGTACCGAACTTGCATATATAACAGAAGCTGAAAAAGGTTTATTACTTGATGCTAATTTACATGGTTCATTGAAAAATGGACAACCAAATGTAGGTGCATCTGGTCTATTAAGTTATGATGGATGGGGTGATGCAAGTGATGGATTTGGTAGTAGTGGAAATAATAATAGTAGCAATAACGGAAACTCTGGTAATAGTGGAAACTCTGGAAGTGATAGTAATCATTCAAGATTTGATGTAGGTAGTGGATATTATGGAGAAACAAAAACTACTTCTCCAAGCAATAATAACAATGATAATAATAATAATTACAAAGTACCTGATCCTGTTTTACCACCAGGAGTAACAGATAAAAATTTTGATTACGAAACAGAAGCTTATAGTAATGTTGGTGAAATTACTGATGCAACTTACAATCCTAAAACAAAAAGTGTTGATATAGAACAAACACCAGGAGTAGTTAATACTGAACAATATCAAACTTCTAGTTTAGGTGCATATTTAGATTCACCTGATGTTAGTGAAAAAGAAAAAATTGATACACTTGATAGAATACAAGCTTTACAAAATTCTAATATAGTTGGAAGTAAATTATCTAATCTTGAAACAGATTTTGTATTAGGTAATTTAACTAAATCTTTAGACAATATTAAATCAGATTCTAAATATAATGATTTAACATCTAAAATAGATGTAGAAGGCAAAACTTGGGCAAAAGATTTTAAAGATGCTCCTTTAGAAACATTTGTAAAATCTGGTGGAATTCTTGGATCTATTATTAGAAGTGGTTACGATCAATATAAAAATAATAAAGTTTTAGAATTATTAGGTTATACAGGAAAAACAATTAAATATAACCCTGATGGTTCTGGTGATTTTAATTATACTGGTTATCCAACTGTTAATGTTGGTAGAGATGAAGTTAATAATTTAGCACCTATGGCTCCTTATGCTGTACAAAATACTACACCTTTACCTTCTGTTGCACAAAAATATTTTGATGAATTACCACAAGGTAGTGGTTTATCATTTCAAGCTGCATATGATGCTGCTAAAACAAAAGTAAACCAAACATTAGGTAATCCTTCAGCTATGGGATTACTTGCTGTAAATGAAAGTCCATTTTATGACTTTCTAAAAATTAGAGGATTAGATAGGAGAATATTATAATGTCGTTTTTTGAAGAACTTACAAAAAAAGCTACAGGATTATTAGCAGATGTTAGACAATCAACAGCAGGATCTGCTGCAGATATAGCTGGAGAAGCAGCTATGCCTGATGACTATGGTAAACCAATAGCACCAATAAGATCATTTCCAAGTTATGCTAGAACAGAATCTCCATTAATTAAAAAACCTATATTTCCAACTAACATTATTCCTCCAGGACAAGGTAAAATTGGTGATAGAAAAATATTACCAAATAGTATGATGGATAATAAAATACCTACTATTGCAGAATCTTCTGCAACAACACCATCTTTAAGTAAAGAAGGTGAAAAAACTTTAGGTATTGGTGAATCACAATTTAAAAAAATATTTGGATTATCTTATAGTGATGTAGCTAAGAATTGGAAAGATAAAGGTGGCTTTGAAGGACTTATGGCTAATCCTGGATTTACATTAGGACTAGCTATGATGCAATCTTCTGCACAAGGTAGACCAATATCAGAATCTTTATTACAAAATGTATTAGCATCAGGTGAAATATCTAGTGCTTATGCTGATAGAATTAAAGCTAGATCTAAAGTATTAGGGCCTGTATCAGAAGCTCAAAGAGAAGAAGTTAGATCTGTACTTGCTGAAAGTGATATATTCAAAGGTAGTCCTGGTCAGAAATTTAAAAATTTCTTTAAAGGTAAAAATACTGAAGCTCTTAATCGTAGAGCTTTAGATGATATTTATGATACTGCTTATAAAATAGCTCAGAAAAAAGCTTCACCAGGTAAAGAAGTAAGAGTAGATAGAAATACTATTGAAGAAGCTGTTAGAAAATTAGAAAAAGAAAAGAAATTAGAAATATCTGATAAAGGTATTATGTCATTCTTTTTTGGTAGAGGTGTTCAATCAACTGCTCCTGGACTTGCTAAAGGTGGCCCAGCAGAAGCTGGTAAAGAATACATTGTAGGTGAAGAAGGGCCTGAAATGTTTGTACCAGAAGTTGATGGTAATGTAATTAAAAATGATGATGCTAAAGTAGTTAATATGTTACTAGAGCATAATCCACAATTAAAAAATATATCTAGAGCTAGAGCTGTTAAGATACTTAAAAATAGATTCCCAGATTACTTTTAGGAGATATTATGAAATACAAAATTAATTGGTCAAGATTTAAAGGTGTTAAAAAACTTCCTGCACAACCTAGTCCTAGTAGATTTTCTGCTATGCAAAGCGAAGCTTCTGCTGCTGAAAAAGCTAGAAAAAAGTTTGGTGAACTACCAGAATTTATGGGTTTAAGTACCAAGTCTACACAAAAACTTGCTGCTGAAAGCTATGCTGGTAAAGTAGAAAACAGAATGTTTTTTAGAACATTAGGCACAAAGTTAAAAGAAAGCAGAATGAAAACTGCTGGTGGTGTTAAAGCTATTAGAGCTAAAGCAAAACCTGTTCCTAAAATTAAATTAAAAATGGCTAAGTCTAAAGGTGCTGGAGCTGCATATAAAACAGCCGACATTAAAGGACAACAATCATTTTCTAAAATTGTAGAAAAATATACAAGTCAAGCAAAAGGATCATCATTTAAAATGAGATCTGTTCCTGTTGCTAAAGAATCTACTGCATTACATGATAGTAGAGAAATTCAATATATTAAGAAGATTAAAAAAGATATGGGATTCTAATGGCCAATGACATTAGGGTTAATGAATTTAATCTCAATGATCCTATTAGAGATTTAAAAGATCCATTACAAAATCCCATTCAAGATAACATACAAAAGCCACCAGGATTCTTTGGTAGTCTTAGAAACCCTGTTGAGCTTGTATTAGAAGAATCTCTCCCTGCCTCTCTATATCAATGGATAACAGGCAATACTAAAAAGAAACAAGCACAAGATGCTTTTCGTTTCTTACAAAACAATCCACAATTACAAGGTACTGGTCAATATCAAGAAGCTGAACGTATATATAATAAGTTTGGTTATTTACTTGAAGAAGGCGATCAGAAATTTGATTTCGGTGAAGTTACTAAATTAGCTAAAAAACATCCAGGTATACTGGGTGCTGAATTAGTTAATATGGTACTAGCTGATCCATATCTATTATTAGTACCTAGCACATTCTTTGCTAAGCTTGGTCGTGGTATGACTAATGCTATTAGATCTAAATACTCTACAAGAGTAGGATACAAAACTAAAGCTTTTAAAGATCAATATATTAAAGATATTAAATATGGTGCAGCTGCTACTCTATTTACTCCACTAGCCTTTTCAACAGGCTTACAGCTAGGTGAAAAAGGTGAATTAGATCTTGGTAGAACTACTACAGAAACAACAATAGGAGCTACTGCTGGTATTGTATTAAGTAGTGTCTTTGGTGGTATTGGTGCTATGACAGCTAGAGAAACTGGTGCTTTGCCTGATAAGGTTAATCAAGCTATGTTACAAGCTGTTAGAAAACGTGGTGTAGATAAAGCATTTGATATTAATCCTAAAACAGGAAAATACAAAGTAGTTGAAGATACATTTAATTTTTTAAAAGATGATATTCCTGCTGATGAATTTGAAAGACTAAGCACAATGATTTCATCTGCTATGAGAGAGCCTATTGAAAATGGCTTAGACATGGCAAAAGCTACTGCATTTAAAGCAGCTAGTGTTGGAGCTATTGGTGCTACTGCACAATTCTTAACAGAACCTAAAGATAAAGTTGAACAAGCTGCATATGGATTTGGTGCTGGTGTAGGTATTTATTTAGCAGGTAAAGGGTTATTTAAATTATTCCAAAACCCTGAAGCAGCATTTGTTACTAAATCTATTAATACTGTAGAAAATGCACTTGATGCACATAACATATTACAGAATAAACTTAATAGTAATATAGTTCCAATAGTAACTAAAATTAAAGAATTTATACCTGATGATACATCTAGGGTTAAAATATTTCATTATATACAAGGTACTAAATTAGCTAATGGTAGATTAGTTTATAATCAATATGGTAAACCTTTAACTAAAGCTGATATGACTAAAAATGAATTAGTCGCTGCTAGATATATTCGTAAAGTATTAGATCAATATTATAAAGTATTAAACAAAACAGATCCTAATATAATTAGAGGATATAGACAAAACTATCTTCCTTTATTATGGGATGACTTTAATGGTAATAATCCTATTCAATATGTAGACGATCTATTATCTAATGATAAAGTATATGGCCCTTCACCTGGATTTAGATTTGGTAAAGAACGTGTATTTAGTGATGTGAATGAAGGATTAGCAGCAGGTAAAATACTTAAAAAAGGTATGGATGATCCTGCTGAACTTATAAGACTTTATGGTTTTTCAGTAGCTAAATCTGTTAGTACAAGAGAACTTGTTAAATATTTAAAAACATCAAGAATAAGTCCTATATCTATAGGCTATAAAGACAAGCAATATAAAATTCCATTATTAATTAGTGATCCAAGAATACAAGCTGGTACAGCTAAGTTTCTTAGAGGTACTGGTAAAGAGTTTTCAGAATATTATACACCATTCAAACACCCTTATTTAGGGGGTGATATATTTGTAGCTAGAGGTACAGAAAAATCATTAAGAATGATATTTGATGCTACAAGTGAAGGTGCATTAACTTCTGGTATCTTCACTCTTAATCTTATGATGAAAAGATTAGCAGTTGGTTTTTCATTCTTTCATGCTGGAGCTTTAATAGAATCAATGTGGTTTGCTGGTTCTAAATTTAGAACTATTAAACAATTTACTAAAGAAGCATTTTCTAAAAAGTCTACAGAAATAACTAAGATGATAGACAATCCAGGTGTTTATATGAAAGAGTTTGCTCATGCTAATCAAGCAATAAAAGATGCTGGATTTAATGATGTAATACGATTTGCACAAGCTAATAGATTAGTTATTAGTACACCTGAAGACGCAGGGTTTGATAGATTTTATGCACAAATGCGTAAGTTTGATAGACTACTTAAACATCAATTTGGTATTAAAACTGGTGAAAAAATAGAAAACGTATTTAGATGGTTTGATAGAATTACATGGGATAGAATATTTACCCATGCTAAAGTATACACATTTTTAACACAGCTTAATAGAATGATTGATCCTGCTGTTGATGTAACACAGGCTCAGATTTATAGAAAAGCTAGACTAGCAGCACAATTTACTAATGATGCTTATGGTGGTCAAGATTGGTTTAATTTAACTAGACGTATTCAAACACCTATATTTAAAAAATTAGCACAGACTACATTCCAACCAGGATCTAGAGGATATATGCAACTACTTATGTTTGCACCTGATTGGACTATATCTAATTTAAGAATTATAGGTAAATCATTACCTGCATTTGAAAATAGTACAGATGCTAGAAGGCTATATGGTTATTACTTTGCAAGAGCTGCTATTATGTATGCTGTAGCTGGAAGTGTTTTAAACTATATATTTAGTGGTAAATCAATATTAGAAAATAAAGATCCTACTAGAATTGATATGGGAGATGGAAATGTACTTACATTTTCTAAGCAATTAATGGAGCCTTTTCATTGGATTACAGATCCTCAAAAAACAGCTCTTAAAAAGATAGGTTCTTTGCCTAGAACTGTTACTGAGGTATTGACTAATAAACAGTATTTAACTACTGGTTATTCTCCAAGTATTACTAAGAAAGATGATACAGCTATAGAAAAAGCCATGAAAATTGGTGGACAAGCTGGTCAAAGATTCTTGCCTATTTGGCTACAAAGTAGTGTAAGAACTGTACAAGAGCAATTAGAAAGAGGTGAAGTACCTACTGATATTGCAGCTGATGTAGCACTTGATTTTGTATTAGGGCAATCAGGTCATCCAAGATATAAAGGCCCTAGATACACACAATACAAACTGGGAGGACTTGTAAGAAATCCTTACGAGACATTATTCTAATGGAAGCATATAAAATAGATAAGACTAAGCTAGAAGTAGCTGAAGTTAAAGGCGAAATTAAAGTACTTTATAATAAAATAGATACCATTGAAAACAACCATCTAGCACACATCAAAAAAGATATAGATAGAATTTTATATATCCTTTCTGCTGTTGGAGTAGTTGTTCTTGGAGAACTATTTGTTTTATTAAATAAAGTTTTATAAACTTTTACAGATATTTTACTTCAACTAAAAATTGTGGTAGTGATTTGACATGAACAAATCAATATTAATAATAAGTGATACACATATCCCTTATCATCATAAAGACCTACTACCATTTTTAAAAGCTATTAAAAAAAAGTATAAACCAGATAGGGTTATACATATAGGTGATGAAGTTGATAAACATGCTATGTCAATGCATGATTCAGATCCAGACTTACCAAGTGCTGGTGATGAACTTAAACAATCATTACCTATTATAAAAGAATTAGAAAATTTATTTTCTGATATGGATCTATTAGATTCTAATCATGGAAGTCTTGTTTATAGACGAGCTTTAAAACATGGAATACCAAAAGCTTATCTTAGACATTATAATGAATTCCTAGAAGTAGGAAAAGGATGGAAATGGCATGACGACCTGACAGTTGATACTCCAGGTGGCCCTGTTTATTTCTGTCATGGTAAAGTTGCTGATGTACTTAAACTTGCTCAATCTATGGGTATGAGCTGCGTTCAAGGACATTATCACAGTAGCTATAGTATAAAATATTATGGTAATTCATTAGGATTATACTTTGGTTTACAAGTTGGTTGTTTAATTGATAAAGATTCTTTAGCATTTAGATACAACAAAACTCAAAGAGCTAGACCTATTATAGGACTAGGTATGATTATTGATGGACTACCTAAATTAGTACCAATGGTATTAAACAAACAAGGTAGATGGAATGGACAAATTACCTAGAGGGATTAGAAATAAAAATCCAGGAAATATAAAATTAGGAACTGATTGGGATGGTCTTGCAAAAGAACAAACTGATCCTGTATTCTGTATATTTGATGAAGCTGTCATGGGTATTCGTGCATTAATGCGAATACTATTAGTGTATAGATTTCATCATAAAAAAACTACAATAGATGATATTATAAGTCGTTGGGCCCCACCATCTGAAAATGATACTGATGCCTACATAGACTTTGTATGTGATAAAGTTGGATTAAATCCAATGGATGAATTAACTAACAGCATTGAAGATTATCTTCCTTTGGTTAAATCTATCATTCTAATGGAGAATGGAAAACAACCATATGATGATGAACTTCTTGTAGAAGGGATGTACAAAGCATGGGATGGATTTCCGACAAACTCCTCAGCTTCATAGAAAGCATAGCAATCAAAGTTAAAGTTTGGGCATGGCATAGACGTGTCAATAGATTATTTATAAAAAGATATAAAAATGAGAGACACAAAAACAATAGAAAAGTTCTTAAAGACAAAAGAACAAAAGATTAAAGAATCTAATATATTTAGAAATCTTCGTAAAGAAGTTAATGTTGGTGCTAATGGCACTCAAAAATATGTTATTAAAAAAGGTATTAACAAAGGTAAAATAGCTGAATGAAAATTAATGATAACACAAGTATCGGTCTACCATTAAGAAACTTAATAGGTTTGATTGGTTCTATTGTTATTGGAGCTTGGTTTGCCTTTGGTGTTATTGAAAGATTGAATCAATTAGAAACTAAAAATCAATTATTTGAACAAGACTTATTAGCTGCATCTAAGCAATTACCTATAGACCAAGAACAGTTTATGTTGCTTGAACATATTGCAGAACAAGTAGAAAAATTAGAACAAAACCAAGAACAAAACATGACTAATAAAGTTAATATTGAAAGACTACAATCTGATGTTGAAAGACTTAGAATTGACGTAGAAAAATTAAAAGATTCAGTAAGAGCTAATATTGGTAAATTAAATGGAAGTCATTAATGTATCAATTAGTGTTTGCATTATGTTTGTTTATTAATGGTGAGCTTGTAGAACACAGAATACAAGATAGCTTATCTACTTGTCTTAAAATGAAACGAGAAGCAACTAGAAATATGGATATGAATAACAAACAATTTATGTGTGGTGAAGTAGAAGCTGAATTAGAGAATAATATTGATGGTAGCAAAACTATTAAAAAAATAGTAAAGTCTAAGTAATGAAGTTCATATTAGCTTTTAGTATATGTTCTGCAATTACAGGATATTGTAATAATACTGCTACATTACCTACTGAATTTAATAGTTGGTCAGAATGTGTAAATGGTGGTGGTAAATTAATACAAACTTTTTCAGTAGAAATGAAAGAATCTATTGAAGATAGAAAGCTATACTTAAATTATTTTTGTAATGAAATTAATAAAGAAGGTGCATAATGGCTAAATCTACAGTTAATAAGTCTGGTAATTATACTAAACCAGCTATGAGAAAAAGAATATTTAATAGAATTAAATCAGGATCTAAAGGTGGTCGTCCTGGACAATGGTCTGCAAGAAAGGCTCAAATGTTAGCTAAAGCTTATAAAAAAGCTGGAGGTGGCTATAAATAATGGCACTCTCTAAAAGACAACAATCATTAAAAAATTGGACTAAACAAAAGTGGAGAACATCTTCTGGTAAACCTAGTAAAGGTAAACGTAGATATTTACCTGATCAAGCTTGGAAATCTTTAAGCCCTAGCGAGAAAGCTGCTACTAATAGAGCTAAAGCTAAAGGCAATAAAAAAGGCAAACAGTTTGTTAAACAACCTAAAAAAATTGCTAAAAAAACTGCGAGGTATAGATAATGGCTAAAACTGCTGCATGGCAACGTAAAGAAGGTAAAGATCCTAAAGGTGGACTTAATCGTAAAGGTGTTGCATCTTATAGACGAGCTAATCCTGGATCTAAATTAAAGATGGCAGTAACTACTAAACCATCTAAACTTAAACCTGGATCTAAAGCTGCTAAACGTAGAAAATCTTTTTGTGCTAGAATGAAAGGCATGAAGAAAAGACTTACTTCTGCTAAGACTGCAAGAGATCCAAATTCTAGAATAAATAAATCACTTAGAAAGTGGAATTGTTAGGAAAAATATTTACATGTGGTTGAACTTAATTTCTTTGGGTGTTAAAACAGCATCTCATTTATACAAAAATAAACAACAAACTAAAATGTTAATGTCAGATGCTCAGCGAGTACATGCTGAACGTATGGCTAAAGGTGAACTTGAATATAAAGCAAAAATTATTGAGAGTAATGATAATGGTTGGAAAGACGAATTTGTCCTTGTTCTCGTATCTTTGCCTATTCTGTTATTGGGTTGGTCTGTGTTTTCTGACGATCCAGAGATTCGTGCTAAGTTAGATCTATTTTTTGAATATTTTAAAAACTTACCTTACTGGTATCAGGCAATCTTTATAGGTGTTGTTTCTGCAATATATGGGCTTAAAGGTGCTGATATAATGCGAAAGAAATGACAGAAAAAGAAGTTTATATTCCTAGATGTAGATGGTGTAATAAGAAAATGACTAAGAAACATTCCTTTGTTGTTTTGACTTCTGGAGGTATAGCTTGTCATAATTGCTATCGCCTGTCAGGAGCTTCTTTACCTTTTCTAAATAAACCACAAAATCAATAGCTTCTTCTTGGGCATCTAGTATCCAAGTAACTAAAGGCTTATGGTTAGTTTCCATAGATCCACCATATTTCTTTCTACCTTCTTCGTATCTATTAATAATTTTAATCAATACATCAGATAGTATTGGATCCATTTCTTTAAACTTTTTCATATATAATCCTCATTTAGGTTAATTACATATCTATTTCTAGATATAGATTGTTTATCTTTAAACAATACTTTTGATTGATAATCAGTATAGCTAAACAAATTATGTTTCTTTGATTTATAATAAACATAATCTGGATCCATATTTGCCATCATACAAATTAATTTAAAATCATTAGATCTATATTGAATCCAATCAATAGCATCTCTTTTGTGTATAATGTTTTTAATATAAGAACCTTGATATGAAGCATCTTCTAGTGCTAATGTAACTACAGACATAAACAACCTTTGATCTGGTGTTAAATCTTCTTCATTCTTCAATGACTTCATAAGTAGTTTTGGTAGGCATATCAAAAGATATTCTATCTTCATCCCAATTTAAATCAGTACCTTTGTATTGCTTAAATTGTTTTAAAGCATCTTCATCATTAGCAGCAACAATAACTTGATCAGCTGTTACTGCTATATGTGTCCTTACTCTAAACTTATACTTTTTCATTATATATTGTTTTTACGTCTACTAGCTTCTAAAGTTCTCCAAACATCAATTACTAAAGATTCTTTAGATCTTTTATTTTCTAATAAAGTTAAATCATTAATAAGATCTTTCTTATCATCAATATGCTTTTTATATTCATCTGATGCATAGTAAGATTGTTCTTTAAGAGCTACACTCTTTTCCTCACTATTCATAATATATTTACCTTTATAATGTTTAGCTAAATCTTTAATATATTCTACACCTGCTGATAACTTAGCATGTTCATTATCGCTTTCAGCTAAATATTTAAGAGCTTCTTCTAATCGTTTTTCTGTAATCATAATATTCCTTTCTATTGGGCCACACCCTCTAACCTTTGTTAACTAACCAAAAGGGGATTAAAGATGATTGGCTAGAGGGTATGATGTATTAAAATGGAGCTTCCTCCATATTATCAGTTACATATTGTGCATCTAATATTTTGCGAACATATTTATCAATTTGATTATATTCGTCATCATTTAATTGTTTACCAGATGCTAACCATGATGATATTAGATTACTCATAGTTAATCTATATTTTGTTGGAGCTGTTGAATCTGTAGGTGCAGCATCTCCATCTAATGAGTCAATGCTTACACAAGTTTGATTATTACTACCTTGTTTTTTAATAGGATAACCATTTACTTTTACTCTTTGACCTTTTTGTATGTGTCTACAATTTTGTTCTACATACAATCTTCTTTCAGTTCCATTATCAAGATCTACTGATAACCAGTATTTAACTGGTGCTTCTGGTGTATGAATATCTTTCACACCTTTTACAGTAGCTTCATAAGTTTCTAAGTTAGACATATTATATTTTCTCCTTTTGTTATTTATATTGTTTATTACATCTGATAATTTTTGCATAGTAATTTATAACTTATTTCCATGCATCTTGCCAGATTTTTCTTGCAAATACTCTAGATGGTTCATCTTCTGTTTTACCCCATCTGAAGTTTTCGAAGTTCAAAGGGAACATTCGAACAACATCTTCCTTAGTCTTTGCAATAGATACTATATGTTCTATAGATCTGAATGCTGATATAATCTCATTTAAAGGTTCTTCACCTCTATCTACCATATCAATAGCTTCTTGATCTGCTGCTGAGGTATATAACAACATAGTAGGCTTGTTATTAACTCTAGCATATAACATTTGTTGTCTTACGTCAGATTTTTTAGGATACCAATTAGGATCTAATGTACCTTTTTTGAGTCTTTTTAAGTATGCTGTAGCTTTAGTATCTACAATAACATCATTAAACTCAAAGTCAGTTATACATCTAATTGGGTATTTGAGACCAAATTTTTCAGGTGTAGTTATAGTTTCTTTTTGGTAATTAACTACTTCTCCAAACTCAGCAAGAGCTTCTTTGAATTTGATAGATATTTGTTCGGCCATTTCTAATTCTTTTTGATCAGGATCGCCACCTTCATCTATGTATTTCTTTTTAGTTTCTTTTATGATATGTTTATCATCAAGTGATTTGCTAAGTCCTTCGTATGCACCATGTTCGGCTGCTGTACCCATAATCATACGATTATTTGGTGGGCCTTCAAATCCATACAACTTAGTGATAATCCAATAAGCAGGTGAATCTATAAATGCATTTGCAGAACTCGCAGAATGGTGAAAGTCTTTTTTTAACATGTAATCTCCTTATGGTTAATAATATACAAAACTTTATATCAAACAATTATAATATCAATATAAATATTTTAAAAGGTGTTGATAAGGTTAAGAATGATAGAGATTATTTTTTTTATAATCTATCAATTCTAATATCTTACCTTTTGCAACCTACGAAAGAGTATGGTTGCAGAAGTAAAATCCTTTACTATCATAATTGTAAATCTACTAATAAATTGTTAAGACTCTATAATAAATATGAATCTAATCTACTCTTTAAAAATAAAGTAGATAAATTGATAGTTGAATGGAAAAACCAGAAATAGTTAGAAAAATTATAGACAAACGTGGTGTCTATTTTAATATTAGAGAATCTCGTTTAGATTATATGTTCCATAGAGGAAATATATCTGAACATCAATATATTGCTGGATCTAGATATAGACGTTTATGTGAAAGTGCACAGTTTGGTGGTAGAGCTGCATCATTTGAACCAAAGGTTGATAATGCTGATACTAATTCATTTGAGTCTAAGCTTGGAGCTATATTTCATTTAGTTGCTATCTCAAGGGATCTTGGCGATCTTAGGACCAAAGTCCTAAAGCTATTCTGTTATGAAAACTACTCTATCAAAGAGTTATGTAAAAAACTAAATTTATCTAATCGAAAAACTTCTAATTCTATACAAGACTCTTTAACTGAACTTGCTATATTTTTTGGGTTGATTAAACAACATAATACTATAAGAGGTAGAGGTGTCAAAAAGATGGAAATCAAAAAAATACTTAATGTGGATAGCAAGTAATAAATGCTTGTTATGTCATTATCACGAATGTCAGGCACATCATATAACTATTGCTGAAAAAAGAGGAATATCTCAAAAGGTTAGTGATAAGTTTACAATACCCTTATGTTATCCTCATCATCAACAATTACATAATTTTGGTGAACGTAAATACTGGGAAAAATTAGACATAGATCCTGTATATCAAGCTAATGTTTTCTACAATATGTGGGAAAAAGACAGAATTTATGATGAAATAATGCTTAATGAGCTTATTTACGATAAACTTTTACCAAAGTGTCAGAACAACATTGACTTTCTAATGCAAGTCAAATAGTTACTTAATTTATCCTTGCAGGACTATACTCTATTTATGGCTAAAATATATACTTTCAAACCTAAAATGAAAAAACTTTACTCAGAAAAATTTATGGATCAAGTTGATACCAGAAAAATATCTAATTATCTGCAAATGGAAAATCCAGATATGCCAGATAAATTAGCTGATGCTATAGCCAATGCAATCATAAGTCATACTTATTTAGATTTAGTTTATAAAGAAACTGGATTTAGTGAATATTCTTTTAGTGATAACTTCTATGATAATATAATAAATTATGACGAAGAAACGTTACACTAAAAAAAAGAAAACAAAATTTAACAAAGACTCTACAGATATACCTTATACTAAAGTTAGAGTAGAATGGGTAGATTGCGTATCTGATTCTGCTTGGGCTTCTGAAAGAGAATTTAAAAATATGAAACTGGCTACTCCAGTTAATGAGGGTTGGATCTTTTCTAAAGACAAACACTCTATAAAGTTATTTGCTTCATATGATAAAGATGAAGATGGTATTACTTTTGGTGATCGTACTATGATACCTAAATCTTGGATTGTTAAAATTATAGAAATTTAGCCACCCACCTAGTCTCCCAGATGGGTGATTGCAGGACTTAAACTAACAAGCCTTAGTACGTTATCTTGCAGTAGGTTACTAGCTTACCTATTCGTCATGATCGAATTTTTTAACTGGCTTTGTTCATTTGATGTTACTCACCAAGTGGGAATAAATTTAATACGTTTTCCCAATCCTCAATAAGGTTTTTTGTAACCAGTTTTTGGGAGCAATTCAAAGTGATAGTCATGTTTAAAACTATCATTACTCATCCCAAACTTTAAATACCTTTTGTAGTATACATATCATTAACTTGATCTTGCTCTTTCTGAGCTTCACTCTTTAATGGATCTGTATATATTTCTTCAATAGAATTACCACCAATTTCAATAATACGTTGTTTAGTTGCAGATATTTCTGCTTTAACATGATCTTTAAAATGTTCAGCAGCTTTAACCAACTTTGGAAAATTAGTTGGGTAAATGCCATATATAGTCAAATCGTTAATAGCAGTAGCTACTCTTTGTAAACCTCTTTGACGTTTTTCTAATCTTAATATTTCTGAATCAGCTTCAATCATCATTTACCTCAGGTAATTTATCATCCATAATATCATTTTCATATTCTTGGATTTGTTGTTTATACATCTCAATTTCTTTATAAAGCTTATCAATTTTAGCTTTAGCATTTTTAAGTTCAACTAACTTTCTATTTAGTTCAGCTTGTAGCATTATTTCTTTGCTCATATTTTAGTCTCCATTATCATTGTTTCTAATATTTGTATATGATCTTCATACATTTTAATCCATTTTTGCATTTCTAATGAATGTCTATCTTCAAAGTATGTAGATTTAATACATGTTTCCATTAATGCAATAGCTTCATTATAATCATCTATTTGATTTTCTAAATCAGCTATTCGATCTTTAGGGTTTCTGACCTTCATATATTTCCTTCATCTGTATTTTTTGTTTTAATTCAACAACCTGTTTTTCAAGCTGTTGTATTCTATTTTTATACTCTTGATTATATAAACTCAAGGTATTATTTTCACCTTTAAGTTGAGCAATCATTTTATTTAGATGACGTACTTCTTTATTACGATCAATAACTTCAAAATGTTTTTCAGTTAGTTCTGTCATGATAAATCCTTTAATTTAAACTTTTGTTTTTTAACAATAGCTACAGATCCTGTTATATGGTCGCCTGGCAAACATTGTCTATTAGTTTTTTCTTGCCAAGCATACCAAGCTCTTGTAGCTCTTTTATTTGGATATGTAGTATTCTTTAATTTAGATTCTTCATCACAGTACATATCAAATGTTTTATGCTCATCTGTATATCCTTTATGTATTTCAATAGTATCACAATTTAACAATGGATATAAATCTCTAAATGTTGGTTTTTTTTCAAAAACATGCATATCTTCATTGTCATTATCTTTCCATATTATTACGTTATACATCTACATTCTCCTTTGATTTAACATTATCTAAATAATTTTTAACTAAAGTTCTAACTAATGCTGCTTTTGATATATTGTTCATTTTACAATAATTTGATAGTTGCTGATATAAATCAACACCTAATGAACAACCAAACACACCATATTTTATAGTAGAACTATTTGGATTATTTTTTTTAGCTAATTTACTTAATACATCTTCTTCATTCATATATACTCCTAGTTATTTAACATTTGTTTTAAATATTTAGTTACAAGTTTATACCAATCATGAAACTCAGCTATAAAATCAGTTTTCTTACCTTTACGTTTTTTATTAACTTCAGTAAGAGCTTTATCAGTAGCTTTGTTTAATATCTCAAGTTGTTTATCTTGTTCTATCATTGAACACCTACAATCAACTGTGCAATAAAATAAACAAATAGTATACCAAGTATCATTATCAATACATTGTTGATAGTTTTAATTTGTCTGGTGTTTTGATCAATCATAATTTTCAACAGCTCATAATTAGCTTGAGATAATTTAAGTTGATCTTCATGGATTTTTAACATATCTTTTTCGTACATATATACCTTTCTGTTCATGGTGTTCCCCCGATACATAGTACCGGGGAATACCAAATTCATTTATTTATTTTCAATCATTAACTGACTAGGCATTTCATCTTGGATTTTAGCTTTAGTCAATACATTGTGTATGTACTCTCTAACTGATCCAAGTGATGATCCAGAATATAAAGCATTTTCACAAGATTCTTTTTGAGCATCTAACTCTTTAATAGATCTACCTTTAGAACTATTGTCATATGCATTTCTAGTTTCTTGTTCTAACACTTTATTTATATAAGAATCTACATTTTCTAATTTAGGATCATTACCATTATATGCTAAAAAATCAGGTGTATAATCCCATCTTCTTATATTTTTCCATTTAGTCATATGATCTTCAAGCTTTTTAACTGCTTCTCTTAATTTCATAAATTTAGCAGTTTCAATAGCTTCTTTTTGAGTTTTAAAGTTTTGATAATCTTTTTCTAACTTTTCTGCTTGTTTTCTTAGACTATCAATCTTTAATGTTGAAACAAACTTTTTATAATTTTTTTGAGCTTGTTTCTCTACATCAATTTCTCTTTCAGATTCTAAAGCAGATCGTTTATCTCTAAATTTATCTGCAATATAATTTCTAAGATACTCTTGCTCATCTTTTCTTATCGGTTTCATATCGTTCCTTTCTGTTATGAAATCCCCCTGCTTCACACAGGGGGAATATTAATTTAAGCTACTTTAGATTTAGTTTGTTTACTAATATCCATTAGCTTTTCTGCTGCATCTACTCCATCAGCTTTATCCATTCTAGCACATGCTCTAATGAATAATGTAGTCGCTGAAGTCTTTTGGCCCATAGGATCTAACTTGTTTAACAAGTTATTACCTTTAACTGCCTCATGACATATACCAAGTAGTTCAGCATAATAGGTAACTACTTTGCCATATTTCTTCTCTACTCTTTCTCTTTGACTAAGCTTCGCTTCTGTCATTGTTATCCTCCTTTTTGGTTAGTGTATATGGAAACTCAATTCGTTCTGGTGTTTCCTTTGCTACTGCTTTGTAGATACCAACACATACCCTAATCGGTAGTGTCAATGTCTTGAACAGTTCGTTTCCTGCTTTTTGTATACGATTCATGTTTCCTCCTTAATCGTTGATATTTGCCATATGTTTGTCTATACTCTCTAGCAAATTCTTTTGTACCTGGAACTGGATCTACATCTTCTGTAAGCCAATTCCATGATTTTCTTATTGCGATAGCACCCATGCTAAAAGCAACAAATCTAATAACAGCAATAACTCCATTCATTGTATCCTTTCACTAAGAATTGTTTTGCGTTAGCCTAAAATAATTCTTATAAGCTCTCTCATCAATCTTATTAAATTTGTTTAATATATTAGCATCTGTATTGTTTATACCTGATACATCTGCTCTTTTTCGATTTCTACTCCACTCGTCCAAAGTCACATATGGATCACCATTAGCAACAAGATCTATATCCCATTTATTTGATTTACATATATCAAGTAATTGGTGTGCAAATAATCTATTCTCACACTTTTCAATTTTCTGATATTGTTGAAATGTAACTCCAATAATATCTGCAATAGATTGTTGATTTTTACCATGCCACATTCTATGTAGCATAAGCATCTTAGCTAATTGTTTAGTGATTGATATTTGTCTTTCGTTCTTTCTCATTATTTTTCCTTCCATATAAATGTTTCATCACAAGTAATTTGCTTTTGTCATCATTACTTGTGGTTACTACTCTTATTGTATTTTGGTGTTTATGCGTATTATTTAGCCTACACACCATGATAAGCCCTGATGATGGATACGTTATTTTTTGGTATTTAACCCAATCAATAAAGTTTCTCCACCACCAGAATCTATCTTTTCTAATATATCCAGTAAACTCTAGATTGTATATTAGTTCAAGTCCTTTTTTCAGGCTTATCTTCCTGTTTCTGAACTTTTCTTCGAACACGACCTTTGGTGTGAACATTCTTTCCTCCTGTAATAGTAACAGCATTTGCAAATGAATTAACTAAAGTTTGGTATTCTTTCCACTCTTTAGCTGTAAACCCTTTTGGTGTTTTCATATATTTAACCTATCTGTTATATCTGATATTGTATTATCATGATCATCAAATTGATCATTTAAAACTTTCAATTCAGATTTAAGCTCTTTGATAAATATATCTTGAGCTTCTATTTTATTATTAAGACTATCAATAACTGTAAATAACTCACTTTTTGTTTTAATAACTGCGTCATTGATTAGATCTATTATTTTTTTATCTTCCATATTTACTCCTTACCACCAACAACTATAGACAATGTCATAACCATTTTCTGTAGCTTCTTTGGCTTGTTTAATTATTTCAAGATCAGTCTTTTGCATTTCTTCATCATAATAGTCGTAACTATCTTGACCAAAGAAAAAACCTGAAGTCTTGGGCAATAGTCTATCTTTGATTGCTCTTTCTACTTTATCAAGATCAGTCATAGTTAAAAGCATATCTACACAATTAAAATCGTCTTGTGCATCTGGATGTCGTTCTCTCCACATTTGCTCAAACAGACCATGTAATCTATTATGCTTTCTCCAATACCCTATTTCTTCGGATTGTCTTTTATGTAAATACATATCTAATCCCATATATTCTCCTTTCTAATTTAAACTAAGTGATACATATCCATGATGATCATTATATTTATAACCTTTATCTAAAAATCTTCTGAGTACGTATGTTATTTTACATCCATCTGTACATAAAAATATTTTAGTGTTATTTATTTTTTTATAATTATCAGTTTTATATTTACATATCCTACATTTTTTCATGTTTTCCTTTCAGTTTATAATTATTCTAATGTAGAAGCCCTACATTAAGCAGGGCTTCGTACATATCTGTTGTTATCTATCCATATTATTTAGTAATTTCATGACAATCGCCTTTAAATCAGCTATTTCAGTCATTACTTCTTTATGGTTATCTAGTGCTTTCTTAGGTAAAAATACACCAGATCTCACATTTTCTTCGTAAGTCTTACCATTTCTATAGATTTTTATTTCTTGCTTTGTTTCCATTTATCCTCCTTTTGGTTATGAAACTCTATTATCTCATCTGTTGCTTTGATGCCTAAAGCAGCAAACATAAGCAACATAATCAGACTCAATATTATAAATGTTATCATATTATCCTCATATTAAGATTATAATTGACATAATTATACAGAATATAACATATGCAACCATTAATCGTCTTTGGTTTTAAAGATACTTTTAATACCTTTGTATGCAATAAACATGCTACCTAGCTCAATAATTAATTTTGCGGCTAGTAGCACAAGAACAATACCTATTAACAAGTCCATTATTTGTCTCCTTTCTGTGTATACTTATACCAAGCTAATGATCTTCTAATATACTTTCTATATATCTCATCTTGGTTTAACTCTTTTGTAGTAGGTGTAATACCTATGTCGCTATATCTGAAGTCAAATACTAGCTGATTAGGCTTCTTTTCATGTATCTTATTCATTTGTAATTTCTCCTTTCTTGAATAAAAACAACAGTTTAATTCATATCCCATATTCAAATAATCAATGGATTTAGCCCAATGTTACTTGAACATAGGATACAAGGTGAGGTAATCCCCTCACAAGTGAGGGCGATTAGCGAACAAACCACATAAAACATTTACTTATTGATAGACAAATATAAATATATATGCATTTTGCGTAGCTCATAAGAGCTACAGCTGTGCAAAATGTGAGAAAGTTGTAAGAGCCAAAGCGACAGCTTTGACAACAGCAAAACAAGGGGTTTTAAATCAACCCCAAGCGAAATGTAGCAAAGTGAATAAAATAATAAAAGGGAGGTAGCTACAGCTCCCATACAAACAGGGGGGGTTTTCCCCTATAACAAGGAGATAATATGTACGCAGCACTAGCAAGATTTGGATATGGATTAGCAAAAAAAATTAGACCTTCCAAAATTAAAAAAGCATTGAAACCAGCTTATGATAAAGCTACTAAAAAAGCATTCACAGGAGCTAAAATGAGCTCTTTAGAAGACAAAGGCATAAAAGCCATACAAGGTGCCTCACAAAAGGCTTATAAGGGCTACAGAAAGGCCTATGGAGCAGCATTAGGTACTTCTACAAGAAGAAAGGTTACTTCATCAGCTTTAGGTGGATACACTATAGGACAGATGTTTGACGATCTATAATGGCTAAGCAGAAGTTTGTCCATTATGTACCAAGACCTAAGCCTCCAAAGCGAAAAGGTGTTCATAAAAAATCAAAAAATAAACACGAAAAACGTCAAATGAAATTGACAAGATACAAAGGACAAGGTAGATAATGAAAAATCCAATAAATATGTGGAAGTTTCCAATTAAAAAGCAATTAGAGCTTAGAAGGGAAATGAAAAAAAACTTCAAATCTAAAAAATTTAAGCAAAAAACTAAAATCTTAGAATATGCTAAGAAGTTTATATAAGGAGAAAGAATGAAATACAGTAAAATAGCAAGTAAAGCTAAAGACGTTGCAAAAAAAACAAAAGCATTTGCAAAAAAAAATAAAAAACCATTATTAGCTGGAGCAGCTGGAGCTGGTGCAGGAGCAGTAGGTGGATATGGTTCAGGTAAATCTAAAGCTAAAAAAGAAGCAAGAAAAGCAATAGCACAAATGTCTATATCAGACGCAGCAAATTCACTTGGAATTAAAAATGCAAGGGGTTTGTCTATTGAAGATAAAAGAAAAATAGCTAAAAGAGCTTCTGAAATGGTTAACAAAAGATTAAAACAAGCCAAAAAATTTTATAGCTAATAATGGAAAAAAAATTAGAACAACTAGCTAACGATCTTATGAGTTTATCTAAAGAAGATGCTCAAAGACTTCAAATAATTATTAAAGCTAAACTAATGCCTGAAGTTGAAAAACAAAGAGGTTTATTACAACAACAGCAAAATCCTGCTATGGCTCAAATGGGAAGACAACCAACACAAATGCCAAGAGTTGCTTCTCAAAGAGATATTAGAATGCAGGGTTTATTAAATAGATAGGATAAACTATGCCAATGGTAGGAAAAAAGAAGTTTGCATATACTAAGAAAGGCAAAGAAGCTGCTAAAAAATATGCTAAAAAAAAGAAAATGAAAGTTAAGAAAAAATACTAATGAAAAAAAAACCAAAGCTAGGATCTGGAAAAAGATTTAAACAATTATCTGCTAAGCTTAAAAAACAAGGAGTTAAAAATCCTAAAGCACTAGCAGCAGCTATTGGTAGAAAAAAATATGGCAAAGCTAAATTTCAAAAAATGGCTGCCAAAGGGAGAAAGAAATAATGGCTAAACAAAAATTTTACGCACCAACTAAATATTCAAAACCAAGAGCTATGCTTGGCAAAGCTAAAAAAATGATTGGTAAAGTTGGAAGATTAACAGGTGCTGGATTAGCTTTAACAGCTGCTGGTTATATTGCAGGTACAAGTAGCAGAAGATATAAAAAAGCTCCTAAACCAGGAGAGAATAGAGATCTAAGAGATATGATTTTAGATCAACCAAGCAAAAGGACTTATTACTTATAATGGCTACATTAGGTGGAAAAAGAGAAGGAGCAGGTAGACCAAAAGGATCTACTAAAAAAAAGAAGTGGAAGATGCTAGATGATCTAGCTCAAAAATATAATCATTCTCCACTTGACTATTTGCTTTCAATCCTTAATAATCCCATGTCATCACCAGAAAGAAAAATGATGGCAGCAGAAAAAGCTGCACCTTACGTTCATGCTAAACTTGCGACTACGACTACAAAATTAGGATCTGATGGCCCAATCAAAATCAACATCAAGTGGGGAGACGAAAACTAAGACTATTGCAATACCTTATAGTCCTAGACCATTACAACGAGAAGTACATAATAGTTTAAAAAGATTTAATGTACTTGTTTGTCATAGACGATTTGGAAAATCGGTATTAGCTATTAATCAACTGATTAAAACAGCTGTATCAAAACCAATGTCTAAATGTGCATTCGTAGCTCCGACATATAGGCAAGGTAAATCTATTGCTTGGGAATATTTAAAACAATATACCAAACCATTGATGTATCTTGGTGGAAGTAAAAACGAAACAGAATTAAAAATAGAATTGTTTAATGGATCAGCAATACAAATATTTGGGGCTGACCATCCAGATAGTTTGAGGGGCATGGGGTTTCATGGAGTTGTCCTGGACGAATATGCCATAATGGCTCCTCGAGTTTGGACAGAAATTATAAGACCTGCTATATCTGATCATCTTGGTTGGGTTATGTTTATTGGAACACCAATGGGCCATAATCAATTTTGGGAAGTATATGATTTTGCATTAAGAGGTCATAAAGATTGGTTTGGTCAATTATATAGAGCTAGTGAAACTAAAGTTATTCCTGACGAAGAATTAAAACAAGCTCGGGATATAATGACAGAAGAACAGTTCCAACAGGAATTTGAATGTTCTTTTACAGCAGCAGTTTCAGGAGCTTATTTTGGTAAGCTAATTAGTAAAGCAGAAAAAGAAAAACGAATTGGTGAAGTGCCTGTTGATGAACATGTTGGAGTTGAGACGTGGTGGGATTTGGGCATAGGAGATTCAACTGCAATTTGGTTTGCACAAAGAGTTAATGACGAAATACATTTGATTGACTATTATGAAAACTCAGGTGAGAGTTTAGCACATTATGCAGATGTTCTTGATGAAAAGAACTATGCTTATGAAAGACATATTGCACCTCATGATATTCAAGCAAGAGAATTAGGAACTGGTAAATCAAGACTTGAAGTTGCTCAGGATCTAGGTATAGATTTTGAAGTAGCTCCAAAATTAGAAGTTGATCATGGTATCGAATCTGTTAGGAATGCTTTACCGAATTGTTGGTTTGATAGAGAAAAATGCAAATTAGGTTTGGATGCATTAAGACAATATCGAAAACAATGGGATGAGAAAAATCAAGTTTTTAAAAACAAACCTCTACATGATTGGTGCTCACATGCAGCTGACGCATTTAGATATGGATGCGTTCATGATCCTGTAGATACAACTGACTGGGATAGACCAATAGACGTAACAACTAAATATATTATATGAAAAAAACAGATAACGAAATTATATCAATTTTAAATAGAGAGATAAGAGCTTCATCAGGTTATATTGGTGGAGAAATAGTTTCTAAAAGAAGAAAATCATTAGAGTATTATCTTGGTAAACCATTTGGTAATGAAGTAGAAGGTAGATCACAAGTTATATCAACAGATGTTTCTGATACTGTTGAAAGCTTAATGCCTTCTTTAATGAAAATATTTACAGCTGGAGATAATGTATTTAGCTGTGAGCCTGTTGGCCCTGAAGATGAAGATATAGCTAAACAAGCTAGTGATTATATTAATCATGTATTCTATAAAGAGAATAAAGGCTTTGAAGCTTTATATACTGCGTTTAAAGATGCGTTAATTCAAAAGAATGGTATCTTAAAAGTTTATTGGGATGATTCTCAAAAGACTACTAGAGAAGAATACAAAAAGCTAACTGATGATGAATTTAATTTATTAGTTACAGATCCTGAAGTTAAAGTTTCACAACATACAGAATACGAAGAAGAATTTAAAGATGATAATGATAAGGTAATTGATACAATTACTTTTCATGATTGTGTAATTCATAAGACAGTTGGATATGGTCAAGTTAGAATTGAGCCTATTCCACCTGAAGAATTTTTAATTGAACGTAGAGCTAAGTCAATAGACTCAGCTAACTTTGTTTGTCATAGAGTTAATATGACTAAAACACAATTAATAGAAATGGGATATGATAGAGATGTTATTGAAAGTATGCCTGTTGGAGATCATGAATATTATTTAGAAGATAGACAAACTAGACACCAGGAGACAGATTTTTCAGCTCCACAAGATAGAGGTGATGAAACTACTGATGAAGTTTTAATTCATGAATGTTATGCAAGAATAGATATTGATGATGATGGTAAAGCAGAATTAGTTAAAATTTGTTTAGCTGGTAATGGATCTTATAAATTACTTGATGTTCAAGAAATAGATTCAATGCCATTTGTTTCTGTTACTCCAATTATCATGCCACACAGATTCTATGGTAGATCTGTTTCAGAATTAATTGAAGATATACAAATTATTAAATCTACTGTTATGAGACAAATGTTAGATAACATGTATCTAACTAACAATAACAGAATAGCTGTCCAGGATGGACAAGTAGCTATTGATGATCTTTTAACTAACAGACCTGGTGGAATTGTTAGAACTAAACAACCACCACAAAATGTTATGCAAGTCATGACAGCACAACCTATTACAGAACAAGCTTCTGGTTTATTAGGTTATTTAGATGCTGTTAGAGAAGCAAGATCAGGTGTTACTAAAACAGCTCAAGGATTAAATGCTGATGCATTAAATACTGATACAGCAACTGGTATGAACCAAGTCCTAACTCAATCTCAAATGAGAATGGAATTGATTGCTAGAATATTTGCTGAAACAGGTGTTAAAGATTTAGGTGCAAAAATATTTGAATTACTTTGCAAGTATCAACAAAAAGAAAAGCTTGTTAGAATTAGAGGTAAGTTTGTACCAATGACTCCTTTTGAATGGAGAGATAGAGTTAATATAAATGTAGAAGTAGGATTAGGTACAGGTTCTAAAGAACAACAACTAATTCTTTTAAATTCTATATTACAGAAACAATTACAAGCAATTAATCTACAACAGAATGTTTATGGCCCAATGGTCAATCTTAAAAACATTCATAAAACTTTACAAAAGTTAGTAGAGAATACTGGATTAGGAAGTGCAGAACCATACTTTATGGATCCAGAAGTAGGTGCAGCTCAAATGCCACCACTTCCTCCTAAACCACCAACTGAATTTGAAAAGGTTTCATTAGCCCAAGTACAAGGTGAAAACGAAAGAGCTATCTTAAGTGCTCAAGTTGAGACTAAGAAAATGGAAGCTCAAATGAGACAGAAATTGCTTGACTTTGAATTACAAATCAAAGAAATGGAATTAAAATATAATACTCAGATTAATGAGCTTGAAATGCGTAATAGAAGTATGATAGAACAGCAACAAGTTAGACAATCAGGGGATATATTTAAAGAGATAATGAAAGGTCAAAAACAATTCTTCAATGAAAAAGGATCTAAGCAAACAGATTTCGGAGGGGGTGAAAGCTCAGCAACTGCTGGACGAACCCCTGATGAAGGAAGCATTTGATTATTTAGCTGACAGATATAAGTCAGAAATTTTCAATACTTCTTACAGTGACCATGAACAAAGACAAGTTCTTTGGATGGCATATAACATGATCGATAAAGTAAAAGGTCATTTATTGTCTGTCATGGAAAATGGTAAACTAGCTTCTGCCGAGCTAGAACAATTAAATGGCTTAACCAGAAAATAGGAAGCCAATCTCGCCAATCTTAATCGAAGCGATAACTATAGGAGAAACATATGAATACAGATAAATCTGTACAAGGTGCTGCTGATAAAATTGCAGGAATACTGAACCCTGAAGAAGGACAATCAGAACCTACAACTAAAGTAGAGCCATCAGAACAAGCCGAACCTGAAGCTGTTGAACAAGAAGCTCCAGTTGAAGCTGCTCAAGAAAGCAACCAAACCGAGACTGAGGAAGTTGCTACAGAAGCTACAAGTCCTGAGAATCAAGAAACGAATGAGAATGAAACTGAATTACAAGAACAAGTTGAGGAACCTTCACTCCACCGAGTAAAAGTAAATGGTCAAGAGTTAGAGGTTAGCCTTGATGAACTTAAGTCAGGTTATTCAAGAGATTCGGATTACCGACAAAAAACACATTCTTTATCTTTAGAAAGAAAAAATCTTGAAGAAGAAAAAGGTGTTTTGCGTCAAACGTATGATACTAAGTTAAAAGAACTTGATGAGTTAATGCATTCAGCAAATAGTTTTATCAGTCAAGGTTCTGAAGTTGATTTAAAAGCTATGTATGAGGAAGATCCTCAAGCAGCTGCTAAATTAGATTTCCAAATGAGACAGCAAAGAGAAAATCTAGCTGAACTTAGACAGAGATCAGAAGCTGTTAAACAACAGCAATATAATCAATTTCTTAATGAACAAAAACAACTAGCTGAACAGGCAATACCTGAGCTATCTAATCCTCAGAAAGCATCAGATCTAAAAGTCAAAATGAGAAATACATTATCTGACTATGGATTTAATGATCAAGAGATTGGTAGTTTAGCTGATCATAGATTTCTTAAAGTTTTAAAAGATGCTATGGATTATAGAAACTTAAAAGCTGCAAAACCTATTGTTCAAAAGAAAGTAGTTAATGCACCTAAAGTTGTTAAGTCTGGAACAGCAAAAACTGAAAGTTCTAAAAGAAGTGTCATACAATCTAAACTTGGTAGAGTGAAAAAGTCTGGTAAAATCCAGGATGCTCAATCTGCCATACTTGAAATAATCTCAAATAAATAAGGATAAAATAACATGACACAAGCAACAAATACATTTGATACCTATGATGCAGTAGGTATTAGAGAAGATCTACAAGATGTTATTTACTCTATCTCTCCAACTGAAACTCCTTTTATGAGTGCAGCTGCTAGAGAGCAAGTAAAAAACACTTTCCATGAATGGCAAACTGATTCTTTGGCTGCAGCAGTAACTAACAATGCTGTAATCGAAGGTGATGAAGCTACATTAGATGCATCAACTGCAACTACTAGAATTGGTAACTACACACAGATTATGGATAAAACTGTTGTAATTACTGGTACACAAGAAGCTGTTGATAAAGCTGGTAGAGCTTCTGAATTAGCATACCAAATAGCTAAAAAGTCTAAAGAATTAAAAAGAGACATTGAGTCTACTCTTTTGACTAACCAAGCTAGAGCTGCTGGTTCATCTTCTGCTGCTAGAACATTTGCTTCTATGGGTGCATGGATTGCAACTAACTCAAACAAAGCTTCTGATGGTACTGATCCAACTGCTTCTGATGGTTCAGATGCTAGAAATGATGGTACTCAAAGAGCTTTAACTGAGGACATGCTTAAAGATGTAATCAAGGGAACTTGGAATGCAGGTGGTAACCCATCAGTAATCATGGTTGGCCCTTTCAACAAACAAAAAATTTCTGGTTTCACAGGTGGAAATACTAGATTTGATGCGTCTGAAGATAAAACTTTATACACATCTATTGATGTATATTCTTCTGATTTCGGAGATTTAGAAGTTGTTCCAAATAGATTCTCAAGAGATAGAGACGCATTAGTTCTAGATATGGATTACTGGTCAGTTGGTTTCTTAAGAGATTTCACTATGCATGAACTTTCAAAAACTGGAGATGCTGAGAAAAGACAGATCTTAGCTGAGCTTACTTTGATCTCTAGAAACGAAGGTGCTTCAGGTGGAGTATTTGATCTTTCAACATCATAATAATTAATTTGGTGGGGGAGCAATCCCCCATCATACTAACAATAATTTTGTTTGGTCTTTGAAGATTTTTGAAGTCGGAACGAAGCAAATAAAAAGGAAAAAAAAATGAGAACACTTAACGATTATTTTTTAACTGCAAAAATAACAGATATTTCTACTGCTGGTTCAACATTTGTTGCTGTACCTGATGGTGGAAAAATTATTAAAATTTTTTCAAGCATTAAAAATGCTATTACTACTGCTGATGCAGCTTTATCATTTGAAATTGGTGGAACTGCAATCACTAATGGTGGTATAACTGTAACTCAATCTGGTTCAGCAGCAGGTGATGTAGACACATCTACACCTTCAGCAGCAAACTCAGTTGAAGAAGGTGATGCAATCGAAATGATTTCAGATGGTGCATCTGCAACAGCTTGTGAAGCAATAATAACATTTGTTATTAGAAGATAATTAATTAGGGGGTGGTAACACCCCCAACTAAAGGAGAAAATAATGCATTTAGCAATGAAACCAAAATCAACAGAAAAAGTTACTTCATCTGGTACTTCAACACAATCTTCAGCAATATCTGATAATATCTTTTACGTTAGAGTTGCAGCAGATGCTGCTTGTCATATAGAAATCGGTATAAACCCAACAGCAACTACTTCATCAATATATTTACCTGCTGATGATTATGAATATTTTAAAATATCGCCAGGCGAAAAGGTAGCTGTAATTGGAACTGTAAACGCATATATTACTGAACTAACTGAGTAATGAGCATACTAAGAGATAAAGAAAAAGATGGTACTTCTTATTATGTAGAAACTGATGGTAAACTAACAGTTAAAAAAACTGAAAATGTTACCAATCTACTAAAAAGAAATAAAGAGCTATACAATCAGAATGATGGATATACTCCATCTAAAGATATGAAACGTATAGCTAGTATTCCAAGACTAATGTTAGAAATTTGGACTAAAGAATACAATGGTACTAATAATTGGTTTGCTTTACCTCAAGAAGTTAGAAGTAAAATATTAAGAGAAAAATTAAATAGTTCTGATTTTAGATATTTTAGAACTGCACCAGGAAGAATGTAATGGCACTAAATACTTATTCTGCACTTAAAACATCTATAGCTAATTGGCTTAACAGAAGTGATTTAACTTCTGAAATAGCTAATGACTTTATTAAATTAACTGAAGCTGACTTTAATGCTAAGTTAAGAATAAGACAAATGGAACAAAATGATTCTATTACTATTAATGCTGAAACAGTAACAGTACCTTCAGGATTTATTGGTGTTAGATCTTTTTACATTCTATCTGGTGGAACTAAATATCATTTAAATTATATTACACCTTCTAACTTAATATCTATTAAAGGTGGTTCAACAGCAGGTATGCCAAGAACTTATACTATTGAATCAGATAATGGTACAGAAAGTTTTAGATTTGCACCACAACCAGACACATCATACACAGGCTATCTACAATACTACAAAGCTTTTAATGAATTATCAGATAGCAATACAACTAATTATATTTTATTAAATCATCCTGCTATTTATTTATATGGATCATTATATCATGCTGCTAATTTTTTAGGTGGTATAGAGCCTAATCAAGCTCAACAATGGTTAGGTATGTATTCAGCTGCTATGGAAAGAGCTGAGAATAATGACCAACAAGATTCTTATGGTGGTGCACCAGTTGTACAAAGAACAGATATTGGAACTGATTTATCATTTTATAGAAGAAAATAATTATGCAAATACCTTTTGGAGAATGGCTACCTGATCAACCACAGCATATGAATCCTGGAGCTAATGTTGCTACCAATGTTTATTATGCTTTAAATTCTTATAAAAGATTTCCTTCATTGGTAAACTATTCATCAAATAATATAAGCACAGATTCAAGAGGAGCTGGATCTTTTAGAGATAATGCTAATAATGTTTATAACTTTGTAGCTAATAATACAGATATTTATCAATTAGATGGTGGAACATTTACCTCAAGAAAAGGATCTTTAACTGGTGATAATACAGATTTTTGGACATTTACTCAGTTTGGTAACTATGTAATAGCTTCAAATGGTGTAGATTTACCTCAGTATTTTTTAATGGGTACATCTACTAATTTTGCTAATTTATCGTCATTAGGATCTGGTGTTCCTAATTTTAGAGTTTCAGGTGTAGTTAGAGACTTTTTAGTTACTGGTAACTTGACAACAGGTTCTAACACAATACAATGGTCAGGAATTAACGATATTTCAGAATGGACTCCTGGTACTAAACAATCAGATTCACAAGACCTTCCAGGTTCTGGTGGACAGATAGTACATATAACTTCTGGAGAGATCGGTTACGTATTTAGACAAAACCAAATAATCCGAATGGACTATGTTGGTGGTGCAACAGTATTTAGACTATCAGTTATATCTCCTAATAGAGGAGCTGTATATGGTAGAACAGTATGTCAGGATAACAGACGTGTATTCTTTTATGCTGATGATGGTTTTTTTGAAATTAATGGAGATCAAGTTATTTCTATTGGTGCAGAAAAAGTAAACAGATTTTTTGATACAGATTTAAACAAAGCATTTAGCGATAGAGTTTGTGCTGCTGTTGATCCATTTAATCAGTTAGCATTATGGTTATATCCTAGCTCAAATAATACTAGCAATACAACTGGTATTTGTGATAGAATATTAATTTATAATTATGCAACTAAAAAATGGTCTTTAGCAAATACAAATGCTAGTACAATATTTTCTCAATTCGTTGGTGCTTATACAGTAGAATTAATGGATATTATATCTCAAAACTTAGATCAGATTAATATTGCATTAGATACAGATTTTTGGTCAGGTGGACAACTATTACTTGGTGCAATAGATAACGAATACAAGGCTGCTATTTTTTCTGGTACTGCAAATCAAGGAGAAATAGAAACAAGTGAAGTTGAGTTGTTTCCTGGTTTTAGAAGTAACATACAATCTATTAGACCAATAGTAGATGCACAAGCAAGTGTTACTATTAAAACTAGAGACAGACTTGCAGATAATGTTAATGAGTCTAGTGAAATATCTATGAACTCAACTGGTATTAATCCAGTAAGACAATCTGGAAGATATGTTAAAATTAATGTTAAAACACCTAGTGGTGTAGCTTGGTCAGATGCTCAAGGTATTGATTTAGTTGCATCAAGAGCAGGATTAAGATGACAGATAGAACAGACGTTGATAACGTAAGATATAGTTTTGAAACTCAAGAGTTTTTTCAAAGACAAATTGAAGAAGCTATAAACACACTTATTAATGAAAAGAATCAAGAAAACAACAAAGCTTATGCTTGGTTTATAGGAGACTAAATGGCAGGGATTAAAGATTATTCAACAACTAATTTAAATAATACATCATTAAATGGTATCTCAGTTGCAGAAGGAATGTTACCTTCTCAACTTAATAATGCTATTAGAGCATTAATGGTTAATACCAGATCATGGTATAATGATTCACAATGGACAGAATATGGTGATGGTGATGGAGCTTATACTGCTGCTTACGCATCAGCTACTTCTTTTACAATAGCTGGTGTTGATGTTACTCCAATTTACCATGAAGGCAGAAGAATAAAATTAACTGCAACAACTCCAGGAACTATTTATGGAACAATTAGTTCTTCAAGTTTTTCAACAAATACTACAATCAATGTAACTTGGGATAGTGGTTCATTATCAAATGAAGCAATAGACAATGTTTATATTGGTGCTTTATCTAAAACAAATAACTCTTTACCAACTGGTGTAATTGCTACTGCAACTTTAGCAGATGGTTCAGTTACTACAATCAAGATTGCTGATAGTGCAGTTACTACTGCTAAGATTAATGATGCTGCTGTAACTAATGCTAAACTAGGTGCAGACTCTGTTAATGGTTCTAAGATTGCAGATGATAGTATAGACTCAGAACACTATGTTGATGGATCTATAGACACAGCTCATATTGCAGACTCACAAATTACAACTGCTAAAATTGCAAACTCAAATGTTACTACTGCAAAAATTGCCGATTCAAATGTAACTACAGCTAAACTTGCAAGTAACGCAGTAACTACAGTTAAGATTACAGATTCAAACGTAACAACAGCTAAAATTGCTGCTGATGCTATTGATGGAACAAAGATAGCTGACGATAGTATTAATAGTGAGCATTATGTAGATGGATCTATTGATACTGCACATATTGCTGATTCTCAAATCACTACAGCAAAGATTGCTGACTCTAATGTAACAACTGCTAAGATTGCAGATAGTAATGTTACAACAGCTAAAATTAATGATGACGCAGTAACTGCTGCCAAGATTGCAGACGCAGTTATTGTAACTAATTCTGAACAATCAGGACATACACCTGATGACGTTACATTCTTTACAACATCAGCTTCTGATGGCAGATACTTTAGACAGGATAGTTCTGAAACTATAGCTTCAGGTGATACTTGGTCTGGATCAGATGCTTTTGTTGCAACAACTGCTGCTATTGATGCTAGAGTTATAGACTTAGTAGATGATGTTGGTGGTTTTGTAGCTATAGCAAACGAAGATTCATTTCCAACTACCAATCCAGATATTAATAATGGTACAGGTACTATTGTATCAATTGCTGATGCTGGAGGTATGACTTATAATACTGGTACTGGAGTTTCAACAGATGCTCAAACTACTGGTGCTACTACAGTAACAATTAATTCTATACCAGCAGGTATTGGTAGTCCTATTCCTAATGGATATGGAATGTTAGTTGAAACAACAACTACATTAAATACTTACACTTTTCATAGATTAGTTCCTATTGCAACTGAAGTTACAACTGTTGCAGGTATCTCATCTGACATTACAACTGTTGCAGGAGACACTACTGATATTGGTGTTGTGTCTGGTTTATCTAGCGATATTCAAAGTTTAGCCGATATAGAAGATGGTACAGTTGCAACTAACGCAATTTCAAATGTTGGAAATAATATTAGCTCTGTAACAACAACTGCAACAAATATTGCATCAGTAAATAATTTTGCAAATGTTTATAGAATTGCATCTTCAGCTCCAACTACTTCATTAGATACTGGAGATTTATATTTTGACACAACTGTAAATGAATTAAAAGTTTATGGTGCATCTGGTTGGCAATCAGCAGGTTCATCTGTAAATGGAACTTCACAACGATACAATTACACAGCAACCAATGCTCAAACAACTTTCACAGGTTCAGACAACAATGGTAACACACTTACTTATGATGCAGGTTACATTGATGTATATTTGAATGGTGTTAAATTATTAAATGGAACAGACGTTACAGTTACATCTGGTACATCAGTAGTCTTAGCTAGTGGTGCAACTACAGGAGATGTAGTTGATATTGTTGCTTATGGAACATTTTCTGTTGCTTCACTTAACGCAGATAACCTAGATAGTGGTACAGTACCAGATGCTAGAATTACTGGTGCTTATACAGGCATTACTAATCTTACAATGTCTGGAACACTTACAGTTGGTGATGGTCACACTATTGGTAATGATGGTTCTTTTGATAATCTTTTAATTCAATCAAGTTCTAATGAAAATATAGAATATAACTCTGGTTTAGGTTCTCATATTTTTAAACAAAATGGTACAGAAGTATTTCGTATAGATGATACTACAGGAAGGGTTGGGATTGGTTTAAGTAATCCTACAAGACCTTTAACAGTTTTTCATTCTACTTTACCTATTTTATCTTTGCATAATAATACTACAGGACAAAATGCAGATGATGGTTTTCAATTCCAACTTTCAAGTGATGATGGATATGTTTGGAATTATGAAAGTGGTGGAAATGTAATATTTGGTGCAGGTGGATCAGAAGCCATGCGTATCAACTCATCTGGAAGTGTACTTATAAATACTACCGATGCTGCAACTACTACTTCTGGAGTTAAATTAAGAGGAGATATAGATGCTATTGCAGTAAATAGAGATAGCAATCCATCTGGTTATTTTGGTAGATTAAATTCTGATGGAGATATTATTAATTTTAGAAAAGATGGAACAACAGTTGGTCGTATTGGTGTTGTAAACTCAGATTTAAATATTGATTCATCAGATGACTTATTTTTAAAGGCTAATGGATTAAACGGCTTGGCAATATTCCAATCAGGTGGAAGTCTGCAAAACGTTACTTGTTACCAAAGTTTTTTACCTATCACAGACAGTTCGTTTGATATAGGAGCATCTAGTAGCAAATGGAGAAGATTATATTTATCTGAAGGAGTATTTCTTGGTGGCACAGGCACAGCAAACAAATTAGAAGATTACGAAGAAGGAACTTGGTTGCCAAGTTTTCAAGGTTCAAGTAGTTCTCCTAGTGGAGTTAATTTTACTACTAGAGCAGGTTTTTATAGAAAAATAGGAACAACAGTTTTTATATCTATAAATCTTAATGTATCAAGTTGGTCATCTGGACCAAGCGGAACTTTAAGAATAGGAACATTACCTTTTAGCACTACTTCTGCAAGTAATTACCAAGCAGTTTTTCATATTGGATATGCTGCAAATTTTGAAACAAATGACACACCTATTTCTGGTCAAATACCTGCAAGTGCAAACCAAATAAGATTATATAAAAAGAACGATAGTGACGCAAGGTCACCATTAACAACTAATTCAGGTTCTTCTGATGTTTCTGGAGATGAACATATTATGCTATCTGGATTTTATGAAACAGATTAACAACAAAGGAGAAAACTATGGCAATAACTAAAGAGACACAGATTGGTAAAATCGAAGTGGTCGGAAAATACAAATCAGTTCAAGTAAGAACAGATACTGTAGTTATGGAAGACAATGAAGAATTATCAAGAAAGTATCATAGACATGCTTTGATGCCAGATGCAGATATATCTAATGAACACTCAGAGGTTCAAGCAGTATGTAACGCAGTCTGGACACAAGATGTTAAAGATGCTTATGAGACTTTTAAAGCTAGTCAATCAGAGGAATTATAATAATGAGTAACGCAAGAGATAAAGCTAACATACCTGCGCTAAACTTTTCATCTACAGGTATAGATGATAATGCTACAAGCACAGCTATTACTATTGATAGTAGTGAGAATGTTGGTATTGGTACAACTTCTCCAGAAGGTGCTTTAAATATATCAAGAGATAATTTTAATAGTTCAATTCAAACTGTACCAACAAATTATTCTTTAACATTTGATAGTTTGGGTGCAACAGGAGAATATGGAAATCAAATTGGTTTAAGTAATGGAACAAATATACTTTCATCATTTGGTTTTGTTGATGAAGGTTCTGCTGGAGCTACAGGAATATATTTTACTACAGGAAACTCAAGTTCACAAACAGAGAGATTAAGAATTTCTAATAATGGTAATGTAGGTATTGGTGTAAGTTCTCCATTAGCTAAACTTCATGTTGATACATCTAATAGTGGTGTAACGCCTAACGCTTACGCAGATGATTTATTTATAGAAAGTAGTGGTAATACTGGATTAACTATTGGCTCTGGTACATCTTCTTATTCAAGTATTTATTTTGCGAACTCAACTGATAACGACAAAGCTAGAATTGAAGTTGTTCATTCTGATAATAGCATGAGATTTACTAATAATGCTTCAGAACGTATGCGTATAGATAGTTCTGGTAACGTAGGTATTGGTGTAAGTTCTGTATTAAAACCATTACATTTAAGAAAAGATAATGCAGGAAACAGTGAAACATTGTTATTATTACAAAATAATAGTGGTACTGATGATACTGAAGTTGAAATAAGATTAGCTCCAACACCTTATCCAAGAGATATTGGTAATGCTCAAGATGGTGGTGTTGCTAGATGGAGTTCTATTAGAGCAACTAGAGATGGTGCAGGTAATGGAACTAGAATGAGTTTTTTAACAAATTCTGGTGGAGCAAGTCCATCAGAACGTATGCGTATAAACAGTTCTGGTAATGTTGGAATTGGCACAACTTCTCCAACACAAAAACTAGATGTTAATGGAACAGTAAAAGCTACAGCATTTCAAGGAGATGGTTCTGCATTAACTAATGTTTCTGGTGGAACTAACACTCCAATGTTTTTAGCTTATCAATCTAGTAGTCAATCTCTTGCTAGTGGTGTAACTGTTAGAGTTGTTTTTGATACAGAAGAATTTGATGATGATAATGTTTTTACCAATACATCAGGTAATTATAGTTTTACAGTACCTAGTGGACAAGCTGGTAAATATTGGATTTATGTTTCAGTAAGTAAAAATAGTTTTTCAGGTAATGCTTTTGAAGTTTTACTAAAAAGAACTAGAAGTGGCTCAGAAACTATTGCTATGAATTGTTCTGCTGGTGGTTCAGGAGATAGTCAAGAAGTAGCTGGAAATGGAAAAATATTTGAATGTCAAGTTGGAGATACATTTCATGTCACAGCAAAACATACTGATAGTGGAACTAGAACATTATATGGTGATCAAGCTTTTACATTTTTCGGTGCATACAAAATTATTGAATAAGGAGATAAAATTATGGCACAACTAAATACAAAAATAAAAGAATACTGCAAAGCTAATGGTGTTAGTGATGTAGATTTTAAAAATGATGTCATGTTGCAAGACGACAGTAATGGTCAAGGTGTTTATATAGCTGAATGGAATTTAGATATTGCACAACCAACTCAAGCACAATTAGATGCTTTAGAAACTGAAGCACAAGCAGAAGAAAACTTGCAAAGTATTTTAAATACAAGAGCAACTGCTTATCCATCAATTCAAGAACAGTTAGATATGCAATACTGGGATAAGGTTAATGGCACTACTAACTGGGAAGATGCAATAGCAAAAGTTAAATTAGACAACCCCAAACCATAATAGGAGATAAACTATGGCAATAACATACGAATGGTCTTTTCCAAACTTTGAATGTGATTCAGAGAATGTAGTTAAGACAATACATTGGAGATATACAGCAGTAGATGGAGAACATTCTGCATCTATGTATGGCTCTTGTGCAGGTTCAGAAGGTATGAACTTTGATGCTATGACTAAGGAGCATTGCGAAAATTGTGTTCTTGAAAATCAAGATACAACGATTGAAGATATGCAAAGCAACTTGTCTGCACAAATCGAAGAACAGAAATCACCTGCATTGACATCAAAAACTAAGGAGTGGTAATATGAACTTTAAGTTCGATGACAAAGACTACGATAGCGATAAGCTATCTGATAATGGTAAATTATATTTAGGTAAGTTACAAAATATTGGAACTAAAGAACAACAGTTATCTTTAGAAGCACAAGATTTGAGCATACTAAAAGCTAAATATACTGAGCTGTTAAAAGCTGAACTTCCTAAAGATGAAGTAAAAGAAGATAAGGTAGAAGTTAAAAAGTAATAATTCTAAATGGCTAATATATATAAAAATGCAGGTATTAATTTAACTACTACAAGTTTAACTACAATATATACAGTACCTGCTAATAGAACAGCTATCGTTAAAAACATACAAATTTCTAATGAGCATAGCTCAAATAATTTAGTAGAAGTATTTGTAACTGATAGTTCAGCTAGTGCTACTTATGAAATATATCATGAAAGCATGGCAGCAGATAGTACAATCAATGCTGCTTTAGCTCCAATAATATTAGAATCAGGTGATGTTTTAAAAATTCAAACAGCTACTGCTAATGTTGTTGAAGGAATAGTTAGTTATTTAGAAATATTTGACGAAAAGAGTGCATGATTGATCTTGTTGCCATACCTACATCTAATGTAGACCAAGCATGGAAACATTGTGAATCTATGATTGCAGATGCTTTAGCAAGATCTAATGGTTATGCTTTGGCTAGTCATATTAAAGAATGGATTAAAGAAGATAAAATGCAACTTTGGTTTCTTTGGGATTCTGAAGATGACATTCAAGATAGAATGTATGGAGTTGTAGTTACTGAAATTATTCAAAGACCTTTGCAAAAATGTCTAAATATAAGAATAATGACAGGTAAACATAAAGATAAATGGCAACATCTAATT